CAATTTTTTCTTTTTCAGGTTGTTTGTACGATTCTTCAATATATTGTAATGTATTTTCTGCTTCTTTAAATGAATCATATTTTGAAGAAACTAAAGTTTCTAGTTCTTGAAGGTCTTCTATTTTGCTTAAATAACGAATATAAAATTCTGCTTCATTATAAGCAACAATGTAAAATCCACTTAAAAATTCAGAATCATTTGACATTACAATACCTTTTATAAGTTTCTAACACAAACTGCTCACTCATAAGTAAAGCTTATTGTTATATTTTCAGGTCTTATTATTTCAAAATATCTTGCCCTTATAATTTTTCCACTATTTTCTGGATTGTTAGTCGTAAAATAAATGTCATATCTGTTAGGTTGTTGCATATCAGATAAAGCCTTTATCACATCAATATCTCTTAAATTTTGATCATAATCCCAATTATTTATTGAAAAAAAGTTTTCTACTCTAGAAGATATATTAAATTTTATTTCATCTTCAAACTTTTTATAATATTTATCCATTACAACATTTATTGAAATATTTGTCATAATAATTTCGCCATCTAAAACACTAAGATAATCTGTCATCATTTTGTTTGCATTCATATATTGAATAAATTCATATTTAAACTGACTTGAAGATTTAGCAAGATCTAAATTATTTACTTTCGTCAAAACAAACAATTCTATGATATTTGAACTACATCCTGAATGTCTTAAAACCGCATTAGCCTTACCCATTACGCCATTGTATGGTGTTGTGAAAAGATTGGCATAACTCTTATAATCCGAACCTGATACGCATCTATTTTGTGTTTGATTATAAATTGGTAATTTGTATCTTATATCTTCTATGGTATCTCCAGAATAACCATATTCACCTTTTGTGTAATTAGTAAGATTAACTACAGCATTATAAATTTCACCGGGAATTGACACAAGAGTTTGCGTGTTAACAAAATTGCTAACTATATTGCCTGATGGTCCACCACCTACTCTGTAAACTACTTGTATGGTTGATCCAGATGGAGGTATATATCCAGCCCTATTATTACCAAATATGATATAAACTGAATAATCTGAATTGTATTCTATTCTATATTCTCTTCTTGGTGCCGATTCAGTGAAATATTTAACTTGGTCCCACTTTATTCCATCAACGCTTACACGAATAGAATCTAATAAAACAGGATCATAACTTAGCAAATAAGCTTGATCAGTTCCACCTACAGCACCAAAAACATCACTAAATGTCTTGCCTTCAAGCCCAACAATGTTGCTATTGATCAAGCTACCGGCTGTTATGTAAATGTTTTCATCATAAATTGGTCTGTTTAAATTGTCAGAAGGAAACAACTCAATTGTTGTTGTAACATTGTTATTAAATATGTCTACAGAGAATGGTACAGGAATTTCTAAATCGGTAGTGTAAGTGTTTTGTATTCTGGCAGACCATAAACTTTTACCAGCTATTGGTGGTTTGGGATCAAATCCAACAAGCTTTGCAAGTCTTAAAGCATTTTCTAATTCTGTTACTGTGTCAATAAAAACTTCATTTGCAATTTGATCTGTTTTAAAAGAAAGAGTATCAGCAATAAACGCCCAATTTTCTATAAGCATCATACCTAATGATGATTCAACAAAATCATTAAACTCATTACCAAATTTTTCTTTTATATAAGCAACCAATCTTGACTTCATCGACCAAAAGTCTTGATTGGTGTAATTCAAGGAAAATATTTGAGGTCTGCTAGTATTAGCACCAATTTTGTATGGTTTTAAATCAAATGGACATTTTTCCAAATTATCCCCCTTCAAAAGGTATTGCTAAAACTAAATTTTCAACAATATTTATTTGTTCTGGATTTATATAGTTAATTTTTACCAAGACTCCATTAGGATCTACCGAACTAATTCCACTGTTGTTTTCTGATAAATCTACTACTTCTATAGATTTTACAGTTATTCTAGGTTCCCATGTAGCTATTGCATCTGTGATAGCATTAGATATAGATTTTCTGGTATTTTCTGTATTAGGTTCGTAAAAAAATTTACGCAAAGGAGTCCCATATTGAGACAACATGACTCTATCACCGGGATTTGTCAAAATAAGTTGAATCAAATCACTTTTAATATTTTTTGTTCCTAATTGAGTGTAAAAAAATCCTAAAGGATTTTTCGTTGCGGGAAAAGGAAAACCTTTTAAATCAGCCATTATTAGCTCCGCTTTCTAAAGGAAATCCGCTTGAACACAAATCATCTCCCGGTTGACAGTTAGCTTGTGCTATATTTAGATTTCCAAGACCAATTGCTTGTGCTGCATTACTACAAGATGCATAAATTCTATCGCTTGCTCTTATACAGCCATTGGGCATCAATACAAGAATTGGAAAAACACCGGGAACGCACTCATCTTGATTTGCTGCTGTTGCTTGGTTAGTAGCTTGATTTAATTGTGGTTGCAACAAATTTTCTGGTGGACTTTCACCATCTGGAGTAACATCTGGAGGTGGAGGAGGATAATCTCTTCCTGCTAATAAAAATATTTTTTCATCAACTTTGATAATATGGTTTCCTCTTCCTATATGGAAGAAATTATTTTCCGTGTAATCCAATCTGTTAGTTCTTGTATAAACAATTTTGTGTCCATCAACTAGTTCTAAAGAATTTTCAGTTGCATATAGAAACAAATTACCACCTGATCTTATTTGTATAAATCCTGATTCTTGTATATCAGGATATCCTTCCTGTAGTTGTATAATATGAGGTCTTGAACCACCTTCTATACTTTTTTGTGGTGCGACAATATCAATTGATTGTCCTTGTGTTGTTTTTTGGCTAGGACTATCATTCAAAGTAATTTGAAGACCATAACCTGTTCTAAGTTGCATATAAGCAGCGTTAGCATTTGCTAATGGTGTTGCACCTTCAGAACGGCAAGCATATGATCTTTCATTCCCTTCATCTGACATAATAAATTGATGATTACTTGTTGAAACCATTTTTATGCCTTGATTAGCAGATGCTCTACCATCACAATTGGCTCCATCAACTGCATCGCATAAAAATATTTGATTTCCTAAAGCACTTTTTAATTTTATTCCATTGTCATCGCCTCTTACTTGTTCTCCAGCCCCATCAACTCTTTCTGCATCATTCATTTCAATTGTATGACCAGTTGCAGATTTCCAATAAGTTCTACCAACAAATTTGTTATCACAACCAAAATCAAAAGCTTGTGTGCTTCTGTCCCATTCCATATTGCCTCTAGGTTGATTAACAGAATCATCCATGACAAATGTATGACCAGATATAGAAAGAATTTGAACGCCTGTTTGTGGCAAATCACATTTATTATTTTGAGGAGTTTGTGGACCTCTATATGGTCGGCATTCGCTTAACTGTTTGAAAAAAGGATTTCTTCCTATTTGTGATTCTCTAAATTGAGTTTCAGGCTCTCCACCTATAATTGTGCTTCTGTCTGATGTCGAACAACCAGTGTTTTCTTTTTTTATAGCTGTTAAAGGTTCATTATTATTTTCACTTGATAAATCTATTGTAGCATCGCTATTGGTGACATTGTTTATGTCATAGATAGGAGGATTAGGAAGTCCAACTATACAACTTGTGTCGCCATCTTTTTCATTACCAGCACATGTGGGATGTGCCCATTGACCGCAATAATGTAAATGATCATCTTTGAAAATCATCCAATTACCATTTCCACTCATTATCTCTACACGCTTCCATTTTCTATTACACTTGGCATCTCCATCTACCATTTTAACCATATGTTTTTCTGGAGTTTTAAATCCATAAATATTTGGATATGTTGATCTTGATTGTATTGTTGGATCTTTAGTAATCTGATTAATTGAATCTATGTCATAACCATTGTAAGATTCAGTATTCCAAGGTGGAAACACCTGTGAACCATCATTGGGTCCACATAAATATCCATTTCTCTTGTTAGCATATACAGTATTATATTCTTCAATCGGCACATTAAAAAAACTTAATGTTCCCGGTCCTCTTTCACGGCACCAAGTTGTTCCTAAATAATAAGCTGCTCCGTTACTCCCACCTTCAAAAGCTATAATTACTGTTGCCCCTGCTGGAGGCACCCAATTAGATCCAGAATCATCAAATCCACCTAAATTTGATATGGGTAATGCCCAAGGAAGAGATGAAACTTCTGTAGTAGGATCATCAAACAAAGGAGAAAACCATTGTATTCTGTTTTGTTTCCAAACATCCATTGTGCTTACACATATGGCTGAATATATGCCGAATTTGGTTATTGATTGTTTAACTCTTGGATTTCTGATTTCTCTTGTTGCAGAAAAAAGTTCTTCGACAGAAGTTTCCAACATGGTAATTTTATCAACCAAAGCATCTAACAAATTGTTTGCCATAAATACTTACCCTCTTACTAATGGGTTTTTCGATGTGTACTGTTGAGTTAAATTCAATGTTGTTTTCCATGAACCTTCACTGATTTCATGATTACATCCTTGTATTGTATAATAACCATCTGATATAATTGAATTTACTATAGGATTTGCCAGCCAATCAGTTTCTGTTCCATATATAGGTGATCCTCTTGTTGTAATTGCGTATGGATTTACAAATATAATTTTTATTGCAGTATTCCAAGTATTCAAACTCCATAAAAACCTTGGATCTCCTTGTATGGTTAGTGTTGCTGTTAATGCAGAGTTTAATAATGGTTTACTAGCATTTTCTGCTGCCATAGCAGCAGCACCGGCTTTAGCTTGAAGTTCAGGTAATTTCTTTGGAGCCTCTTTGCTCACAGAATCAAGTGATATCGCAGAACTCATTGCTACTGCTTGACCTTCTGTGCCTACTTTAGACCCAGAATCACAAACTTGATTCACTTGAGTCGATTTTGAACTTACACCTCCTCCAGCAACACCTCCAACTATTTTATTTGGGATACTTGTAAAAGATATTTTTGGATTAAAGCTTATCACAGGACTAAAATCACCGCCATTAACAACATAAGTTCCTGCAAAAGAATTGATGCCGCATTCTGGTATTGAGCCTCTTTTTTGTACGCAAAAACCACTTTCAGCCTCAACTAAATACAATGTGTTGTTATTGGCTCCAGTAGGATAAAACATGAAAACGCCTTTGTCGTTTCTAGTGACAAATGTTTCTAAATTTTTTCTTATGCTGTCTAAAGGAGTTAGATTGTATCCAGCAAATATACCTTTTCTTGTAGCGTTGGGTTCAAGTCCTGCCCCTTTTTCTCCTGTATATGAATACTTGCCAGTAATTCCGTTAGGTGGACTGACTATAGCAACTTTTGCTTTGTTGGGATTTTCATATACCACTTTGGGAGGACAAACGCCGTCTAACATTAATTCAGCAGCAACTAAAAAAGGAACTTCTTTTCCCGGTGCGCCTTTTCTATCTATGACAGTTTGAGTGACAGCAGCAGCATCTGCTGAGTTTAAAGTTAATGTATATTTCCAAACATTTGGAGTATTTATATCCACATCAATTTGCAATAAAAGAAAATTCATATATGGACCCATTGTTCTTCCCGGCAATGCTCTCGATGGAGCATTTACATAAGACTGATAAACAACTTGGGTTCCTTCAGAATTAACAAAAATATATCCGACATTTACAGAAACAATAAATTCACTGCTTTTTCTAGTTGTATTT